CTTGCCTGCAAGACCAGATGGGGTGGAACCCACCTGGTCAGGAAAAACCACCACAGAAACTGTGGCGGGGTTTCAACTCTAGTCGCCAAAAAAGGCCACTGAGAAAGGGAGTTGATGCGGGTAAACCGGCGCGCCGTACTCCCTATCGTAGTAGTCCATCATCGGCAACAGGTTGAGAAACCTCTGATCCAAAGGACCGAGGCACGAAGCTCTATTTTTAGCCCAGATGTCCTCCCAATCAATAATCAATTTATCAGAAACAACTTGCCTTTTGCAAAAAAACCAGCCAGGTCGAGTCTCAACTTTTTTGAGGTTGAGCCCAGCCTCGGCGTAAAGGCTAGTGAGACGCTCAACACTCCAATCGCAAACCACATTCCCATCATCACCCATGACGAGGTGGTCAGAAAGACCTTCCTCTGTGTCCAAGAGCGCTGAATGAATTTGACTGTTGCCACAAAGAGTGTTGTTGACCCCACTTGCCCATGCTGTTGCACCTTTTGGCAGTTGAAAAAGAATTTTACCCACTTGAAAAAGACCGTATCCATTGTACCCTTCAGCACATGTTTGGGCTATAACACTAGTGTGAGGGTGAAAAGTTAATCTGTAGATTTCCTTCACCATCTCAAACGGAAGTGATTTATCCCAACCAGATACATCAAGGTCTAGTACACGTTCTGGGGTTTTGTCACGTAAGAGCACTTTGTCAACGTCTTCACCAAACACCCAGCCCCCTATGCGGGCGCCATTCCTGCCGCATTTGGCATAAGCCTCGTCATGGCACATGAATATGCCAGTGGAGGTATCCTGCCACGCGCAGCAGATGCGTTCAATGATGACGTAGGTCCAATCTGGCATTTGAATAGACCTGTGCCTGCCCTCAAGTAATTTCTTTTCTTTGACGGGCTCGTGTTTGGGGAAGACATGAACGAGAACAGAAGAAGATTTGCCATGTTCAAGTTGTCTGAGTGAAGAGGAGAGGGAAAAGAGAAAAAGGCGCAAAGGGGCATCCAGTCGTCGAACGTGGCACTCCTTTAGCAGTTTAAAAACATTGGCTTTCGTATCACTTAGCTCAATCTGATTTGGGAAGAGGTGCTTGAGCCATCCAGCACTGGTCCCTTGAGAGACAGACATCAACACGAAAGGTTCCACCTTTTCCCAGAGCTCGAAGACATCAGCTGGACGCCGAATTGCTTCGAGAATGGGTTTTGGATCTACGCGCTTGATGTTGTTTTGCTCGAGGTATTCTTCGCAAGAATTGAGCTTAGTTGAAAGAGAAGCTTTCCATTTGTCCACGCGATTTTTGTTAGTTGGGTTTTTGTTCTCACAAAATTGCGTGAGTTCGGTGTGTAAGGTAGAATTAGAAAATCCATAATCAACGTAACCTCCTGGTTCGTACTCACTGGAGAGGAGAAGTTTATCTCTCTCCACTTCACGTCCCTCTACTGCCCAGCGGAGAGTTGGTGGGAGCTCACATGCGGGGACTTGGCGCAGGACTCCCTTGTTTCGTTTTTTCGCTCTTGGAACTTTGAGTCAATAACGAGAAGTGCTTCAGTGAGTGTCTCGAGTTTGATCTCCTCTTGGAAAAATTCGTGAGCGTCCAGGGCGTCAAATTTCACCTTGTAACAGAGGTTTTGCTTACTGTGGTTGGAAAGCTCGACGCACCCAACATGCATGCCAATGACGCGCATGTTGGAATCCATGACCACGCTCCCACAATGCCCTCGTTGTGTGTTGGCATTATGGGCTAGCAGCATGGCGTTGAGATCGGTGGTACAAAGAGCAACTGAGTTGAAGGTGATGTTGATCTCACCCACTGGGAGCACACCGTAAAAAAGACCATGGAGCGTGTGCTTGGGATAGGAATTGGAGATCATCGGAGTATAGTACTGTGTCTTGTTCCCATAGAGCCCTTTTATTTTGCCCCCGGCTTTATCTTCAGAATCCAAGAAGAACACCACGCCAACATGGATGGTGCCGCTTGAACCATTTTTGATTGCCGTACTGCGCACAAACACTTTATCAGGGTTGTAGAGCACCACTTTACCGCTACCAGGGGCTTCCCATCTCTTGTTGAGGGAAATGGGCCTAGTGAGGTCCAGGTGGCCTCTCTCCAGCTCTGTTTTGGTGTAGAAAGCATCAAGAGGTGCTATCGCTATGCTGAGTTTTCCACTTCTGGCTAACACAACGTTGCAAAAGTTCTCTCTCTGAGGGTCGGCTGGGTTTTCAACTGCTAGTCGACCGACGTAGGGCAGACCCTTGGTTTCTTGGAGATTGACTCCGTCGACGAAGGCTTCCAGGGTGAGGGCTTCTTGCCCAACAGCTCCGTAGGTGTTGTCGTCTTGAGCTGCGTTGGCGATTTCCTCTTCGCGGCGTGCACTCTCTTCTTCAGCCACCTGCGCGTCAGTACGGATGTCGAGGCCGTCATAGGGGCCTTGTCTGGCTGATTTGGATACTCTTTGTCCGCCTGAAGTGCGTTTGATGTTGCGTGTGACCTTACCGGCTTCAAGCTTAAGGAAGCCTGAATGGAGCATCCTCTCCAAAGATTCTGTGATCACGCCATCAACGAAGAGGTCGTTTTCAGATTCTTTGGTAAGGCTGTACTTGTTGAACTTCGGGGGGGCACAGCGGAGTAGTGACAGAGCGTGGGCCATGCGGCCCCGACCAGCTGAAACCAGGGGGGCATTGGCTTTGCTTAAAGAAGCATCCAACACCACCTCGGCGTAAGCGTCAGGACTGAGCTTTAACTTGCCAATACTCTTGCTTTCTGCTATGAACTCCCTTTGCAGGGTGTGTCTTGTAATGACGGAGGTGCTAAGCACGGTGAAGAGGGCAGCCAGAGTGGCAACGGGCCTGAAATCAGAGGGCTTGGAAAGGGCAGGGATCCAGGTGTTTTCTGTATCTCCTGCAGTGGGGGCGAGGGGTTTTCGGTTGGTGATTGCATATGCGTAATCCGTGTTGTCCCAATTGAAAGAGAGAGCTTCCTTGAGGCGTTTCTGCCGCATATCAGCGGGCAGCCCAATGAGCATGGGACCGGGGCCCCTCAGAGGTGAGACAAAAGCGGATCGGTCCATTCTAAGGGAGGCTCCTCTAACATTTCTGGTGAGTAAGTTAAACCCTAGGAATTTTGACGCGCGATAGATTGGTAGGTGTACGTGAGCAGCTGCTGGGGGGTTGAGTTTTGCCTCTTCCCTCTCATGCTTAACTATGTTGATGTAGTTGGCAATGGTTTGTGCTTCAGACTCAGCAGCGATGATTTTGGTGAGAAGGGCTTCAGCGGCAGGTTGAAGTGCCCTGTCATCGCCTGTCTGCTCTTTGAGTACTTTGGTGAGTTTGTACACCATTCGAGCGGCCCAACCGAAAGAATGCATGAATGCAGTCTTTTCTTTCGCCTTAGCTACGTCATCAGCCCCGCAACTGGCATAATCCGCTGCCAGGGGGATGAGGTACGCTTGAATTGCTTCGGCGGTGGAGGTTTCTATGGAGAAATCAGTAAGAGAAAAATTAATGTCAAGAATCTCGGAGGACAAATTGAAAAGAGCCTTGTTTTTACGCATGTCAATATCGAGGCTCTTGACAAGGGCTACGTAGCCCACGATGCTCAACAGAGTTTTGACGTCTGTTTGTTTCTTGAGATCAAGCCCGAATTTGGCAGCGAACGTCAACGCCAACAGATGCACAGTCTTTTGGTTTTCGGAAAGAGCGTTCTGTGCTGAATTGATGGCGTTGGTGACTGCGGCTGCGAAAAGGAAATTCTTGATCTTCTGAGGCCAGCTCAAAACCTCAACGAAAGTCGAGCGAGCCTGTGAAGTCAAGGAAGGGCCTCCGGGATGGAGGTTCCAAAACAAAAGAGATCTATCCACTGCTCTATCAGTGAGTCCTGCTTTGACCAATGCTTCATAACATTGGTGAGCCAGTTTGTGAGAAGGCTCAATCACAACCTGTTCGCCTTCGGACCTGTCTTCTGGTTGTGCAGAAGGGGTGCCATAGTTGGCTAACCAGTTCTTATGTGCGGCAGA